AGCTCTGGGAATACAGCCGGCAGCTAACCATCGAGAAACTCACCCACCAACTCACGGCGGAACTCGCTAGGGGTGACGACTCGGGAAAAACCGTCAGGAAGCTCGCCAAGGTCCACGCGGAGAAATTTCAACCCAGGACCCCGACCGTCGAGACTGCCGAGGTTGACTACTCCAATGAACCGGATTGTTTCGAGCCTGACACCGCCGATCTGAACCAACGGGACCGGATCCAAGACATGCCGTTTCGCTTGCTCGGCATGGATGACGGCGTGATGCGATACATGCCCGACAACGGGCAGCACATTGTTAGCATCCCTCCCTGCGGCCACTCCAAGCTGAACCTGATGCAGCTTGCACCGCTACAAGCATGGGAGGAGGTTTTTCCCGGCAAATCATCAACCGACTGGGAGGCGGCGGCAAACTCGCTCATCCAATGCTCGCAGGCGTTGCCCAAATTCGACCCACGCGCAATCCGTGGACGCGGATGCTGGATTGACGGCGAGGATGTGATTTACCACGCCGGCAGCAAGCTAGCGGTCAACGGCGCCATCACCCCCATCCCTGCTTACAATTCCCCGACGAGGGCGATTTATGAGGGTGGGCTGTCGATCACGATAGACACGGGTGATGCGTCACGGAATGTAGAGTCCGCAAAACTGATCGAACTTTGCGATGCACTACCATTCGACCAGCCTCTGTTCGGCAAGCTCCTAGCCGGATGGATGGCACTCGCACCTATCTGCGGGGCTTTGATGTGGAGGCCGCACATCTGGGTGACGGGTGCTTCTGGATCCGGCAAAAGCTGGATCACGGGCAACATCATCTACCAGCTAGCCGGGAAATCCGCGATTTACGTTAAGGGCAACACCTCGGAGGCTGGGATAAGGGGGCGGATCGGGTCCGATGCGCTTCCCGTCCTTTTCGATGAGGCCGAGGCGGAAAACCAACGATCAATCCCGCGCATGGACGGTGTGCTCGAGCTTGCCCGCCAATCATCCAGCGAGGACGGCGGCGGAATCGTCAAAGGGACTCAGAACGGCGGCAGCATCACCTACATGGTGCGCTCGATGTTCTGCTTTGCGTCCATCGGCGTGGCGGCGGTCAGAAAGGCCGACACCTCGCGCATCTCGGTCCTGTCGCTCCGCAAGGATAACAACCCAGCGCAATTTGATGCTGTAAAGGCTCTCTGGCGGGTCACGGCGGCGAGTCCCGCGTATTGCTCCCGGTTTCGTGCGCGAGCGGTCAGAAACGCCATCACGACGCGAGCAAACGCGGAGGTATTCTCGGAGGCCGCTGTGGCGTTCACCGGCGACAAGCGCAGCGCCGACCAGGTGGGGACATTGCTAGCCGGGGCATTTTCGCTGACATCCTCAAAGCTGATCTCACTCAACGCGGCGGTCGCGTGGCTTGAGAAACAGGACTGGTCAGGATTTAGGGTGGAGGCGATAGACTCGGATGAAAACCAGTGCCTCGCTCACCTGTTGTCTTCGCCGATCCGGGTGGAGAGGCAATTTGGCTCGGAAACGATCACCTTGGACGAGGCCATCGAACGTGCGCGGATGGAGGCAACTCCCGGTCCTGACGGGTTGGCCATGCTCCGAATCGGGGTCCATGTCGGGCGGGAATCGGTGCATATCGCCAATAATCATCAGGGTTTGGAGCGGATTTTCGCAAATACACCATGGTCTGGAGCAAAATGGAGGGGGCAATTACTCCGTGTTGAGGGCGCTTTGACCCCGAAAAACCCGGTTCGGTTCGGCCCGAGCGTGTTACAGCGTGCCGTGACGATCCCGATTTAGGGCCTAAAATGCCCGATTTTACCCCAAATCGTAACAACTGTAACCGACACATCCTTGCAAACCAACGACTTATGAATCTGTTACGCGTTACAGTGAAAATCATACTCACCCTTATAAATATCCCTACCTAAAAATATCCTCGTAGATCTCTCTCTATAGTACTATTACTGTAACTGAATATAAATAAAGAGGGTAAGAAGCTGAAAATCAACGATTTAACCCTGTTACAGTCCATCGTAACAGGCTTGTAACTGACCGTATTTATCGTAACTGACTCACATTCCATAAATTGTCTGTTGCATCTGGTTACCGTGTGACTCATTGTTTCGCTGTTATGAAAATTGAAAAACACATCGCAATACCAGCACCAGTCAGCCACGGCACCGGAATGACCAAAATGATTCAGTCGATGGAAATTGGCGACTCATGCCTACTCCAGAAAAAGCAATACGCCTCAGCAAGAGTCATCGCTGGCAGGCTATCCATAAAAATCACATCGCGAGCCGTCTCGCCAGAGGAAACCAGAATCTGGAGGACCGCTTAAAAACTCTCACCAACCAAAAAACAAAATGAACGAACTGATTGAACAAGTGAAAAGCTGGGGGATCGCCAAGGGGATCACCGGGCCAAACGGCAAAGGGACGCTTCTGGCGCAACTCAGCAAAAGCCAGGAAGAGCTTACCGAGACGCGGGATGCTGCGGTTGCGATGGCGCAGCATGAATCCGGGTCGCCCGGTATGGTTGACGCCTATTTACAGCTGGAGGACGGCATCGGCGACACCACAGTCACTCTCATCCTAGCCGCCGAAATGGCCGGGCTGGATTTTCAGGGGTGCTTACAAGGGGCGTATAACGAGATCGCCGGCAGGACCGGGAAAATGATCGGCGGGCAATTTATTAAGGACAAACCATGAAAACACCACTACAAGCCATCGCCGCAACCTCGCGGATATTGGATTATCTGCGCGAATTCGGGCTACCAGACAACCAGCGGGCAGACATCGCCGAAATCATCGCCCGAGAGATGGGTGGATGGATGCCGATTGAGGATGCTCCGAAGGATCGGGATATTATCGTCTATTGCCCGCCCGCTCACGGACTCGATCACATGGCCAGCGTCTGCGCATACCACGAGGACGCGGGCTTTTCCGTCTGCGAACTACGCGAACCAACGCTCTGGATTCCTCTGCCGAACGCCTGTGCTGTGGCGCGGCAGCCGATAGCGAACTCTGACAACACCAACCAACTATGAAACCACCCCAAGAATCCAACACGCAACGGGCTGCCGTTGCTCACCAGCCACTTGTTCGGCTTTCTGATGCTATGATCGCGTGGAACCCGACATGGGGACTTTGCGCGAGAGGCGGAGAATCTGGACATGTCGGAGTGTGCAAGCACCCTGACGGCGGACAGCTAAAACACCTCTCTATGTGGTGCAAGCCTTCGCAATCCATCCCCGAAGGCCCATACCCGCAAAAGGAGGCTAAACACGCGTGGACAATGCTCCGGCTAATGGTCGAGGTGTGGCATATTGCCTGCCGTGACGGTGTGCCTCTGGAAAATCTCCACGCCGCTCTGTCTGCCATCCCGGAATACAACGAACTGCTCGCGGAGGACTTCAAAATTCTTGACCCGAACGCTGAGCGCATCCACGGCGGCGCTGGAGCTGGAAAACAAAGAGATGCGTCCACGCCGTTGGATGACGCGTCTTGTTAGCGAATCTTTTTACCACCGATAAACTATGAATACACCAGAAATCGAAAAAATGACAGGGGCTATCCGGCAACTTGCTGATGCCATTACGCCCACAAACGCCGCTGGATCGCACGACGCATCTGGGGGATATGTAACTTCGCACACGGAAGCTGTGATGGGACTCACGGCTGCAATGCAAAGTATCGCAAGCTCGATCAGCGACTTGGCGGATGCGGTCAGGGAATCTCATCGCTAACACCACGATCAGCGGCGGTGTCCCGTCCGCTGCATCAACGGTTCTCAAATAATTCTAACCAAACACACCAAAATGCAACGACTCAAAATTGACGTTACCAAGATCGACAAGGCGCTTCTCTTCACCGGATCGAAGGGGACCTATATGGACCTCACCCTGATGGACAACAGGGACGGCACCGACCAATACGGCAACGATGGATTCATCGTTCAGGATGTTGGCAAGGAGAAGCGCGAGGCCGGAATTAAGGGTCCGATAATCGGCAATTGGAAGCACATCGGGGAACGGCGGTCACCGAACCAGAACGGGGTTGCGCCGCCGGTCGCTAATCATGTCGGGAATGATGAATGTGAGGATATCCCGTTTTGATTTACATTTCTGGATTCTTCCCTTGCCCTTCGTTAGCGATTTCCGCTTTTATACCTTTATGGCAAAAAAGAGGGGGAGTTACTCGCGAAGGGCAACCGAACCGCACGCAAGGCTCGACGAAGAGCGTTCGTGTTTTTGGGAGATGCACGAGAAATCCACGGCGAGGAAGGTGAAACTCGCCTGCGATGAGTTTTTGAAAGATCGGGAAAATCGAAAATCGAAAATCAACGAAGATGACAAATGACCTAGACACCAGCACAAGACCGGGGAAATGGATAAAGCGCGGGCCACAGCCAGAGGTTCCGGTTGCGCCACCACTACCGAGCATCGCTATTGCAAAACTACTGGCAGAAATCAGAGAATGCACGAATCCCCAGGAGAAGAAGCGATTAGAGTTGAGATTTAGTGATGAGTGCGCCACTTATGACGCATTACATCCCGATTCACTACCCATCAATGCGAAACAGATTTGCGAGGATTTCACGGCATCTCTACGCCCCATCGTTGGCGCGGACTTCGGGCTATCCATATCCGACAACGCAACACAGGACGAGTGGGTAGCAATGCATCATCAGCTATTGCAATGCAAGCGGCATGCTGGCCAATGGCTGAGCAAGTCGCGCAAATTTGCATCTGACAAATGGGGGATTGATTTCGTGGCTGAGTCCGAGGCGCAGCTTGAGCTTGGGCTAGGCATCGAGCACAAGCCCAAGGTGATGGTGGATGATGTGGGTGCCATGGTGCTGGCCAAGGCTGGTCGCATGGCATCAATGGTCGGCAGCATCACTAAAGGACTTGGGGGTAATCTTGACACCATCCCCCCAGGCCTAATGGGTGATATCAGGTCAGCCATGAAGCCGGTTGCGGTGTTCATCGCGATGCTGGAAGAGGTGGGTGAGTGAGTTAGATCTAACAGGTTCGCAAGTGACTGAAAACCAACCCCCTAGTGGGAACCCTACGGATCAGGCCTGAAAACGATCGGGATGCGTCGCGCGGGATAGACCTACCATTCCCAGCCCGTAACACCGTAACGATCAACAACTTAAAAAATGGCAGCGAAAAAACAGAAAACCGTTCGGGTCATCGCGGCCGAATTGGGCATGTCACTGGGGCAGATCAACGAGGCAAAAAAGGCCGGGATCGACGCGCACGACATCAAGGCGCTCCGCAAATTCAAGGCGGGAATCCCTCCCCGCGTCGATTCTCGGTCGGAGTATTCCGCGCCATCGAAACCGGGACCATCGGCAGAGATGACGCTGGACGAGATCGAGCGGGCGCTGATGGCAAAGGGGATTTCCGTCGCCGAAGCCACCACGCTCAAGCGGCAGCTGGAAGGGCTAAAGCTCGCCGCCGCCGTGCGCAAGGAAATGAATCAACTGCTATCCCGCGATGAGGTTGGGCAACGAGATATCCGCATCGGTGCCGCCGTCTCAGCCGCCCTCCGCGTCATGGAGTCAGAGCTTCCGCAACTCTGCCTTGGGCTACCGCTTGAGCGTTCCCGCCCGTTAGTCAAAGAACGAATCCGAGCCATCCAGGGTCAACTGGCGGATGGGCTTTCTCAATTTTGGGCAGAGCATCCCGAGCAATGAGCGCAGAATTTCGCACCGCCGTATCTCCCCCATCCGATCTCCACCCAGCGGAATGGGCAGCGTTGCATGTCCCGGTGGAAAACTCTGAACGCTCTGGCATGTTTGACCCGTCGCAAACCCGCTGGTTAGTCAAACCGATGGGTTGCATGGGCGACTATGTGACCCGCCACATGGTTCTGCTGTTTCCGACGGGCGCAGGCAAATCGACGTTCTTTGAGGCGATCACCTGCTGGATCGTTTCCGAGTCCCCCGGATCGACACTCTACGCATCACAGACCGACTCCGACGCGCAGCTGTGGGCAGAAACCCGGCTCATCAAATCGCTCCGGGGATGCGAGCCTATCAAGCCGCTCTGGCCGTCGCAACTCCGAAACTCGGTGCGCAAAGACGCGATTGTATGGCCGCACATGTTCCAGCTTTTCGGCGGGGCGAACATGAGCAACTTCCAAGAAAAATCCATTACCTTCGGACTCGGGGACGAGGCATGGAAGTGGAAGCACGGCATGGTACGCGAATGGCTCGGGCGATCCCACAACCGCGAGAATCGGAAGTTTGTATTGGCATCCCAAGCGGGGGAAATCGCCACCGAGGACGGCATCGGGCAAACTTCAGAACTCCACCTTGAACACGATAAATGCCGCAAGTGGGATTTTGCGTGGCAATGCCCATCGTGCCAGAGCGTCCACTCGTTCAAATTTGAGCAACTCGCATGGGACGAAATCAAGCGCGAGAACGGCACCCCCGACGACCAGGCGACCGCCGACACCGTGCGCCGGATCTGCCCAAATGAGGAATGCAAAGCGGAGTTTGCCGACACGCCTGCCAACCGCCGCTTGCTGCATGACTCCTACCAAGAAAACGACGGATACCTGCTGACCGATGACAACGGGCTGCGCGGCTACGAGGGCTTCCATCTCGACGCCGGCGGCATCTGGTGGATTCCGTGGGCTGAGGATGTTTTACAGAAGATCGTCGCTGACCGACAGATGGCGATTGGCGACCACACCCAGCTCAAGCAGTGGTTTCAGAAGCGGCGGGCGGTCGGCTGGAATGAGTCCCAAGGCGTGAAAACAATCACAGTTAGGCAATCCGGCTACACCCGATCCGACTACGAGGAAGCGCGGAAAATCGACAACGAGAAGATGCGCTTCTGCACCATTGACGCGGGCGGTGATCACTTCTGGCTGGCAATCCGCGCATGGGCAGAGGGTGGCGATTCCCGGTTGCTGTATTGCGGGTATGAACCCACCGAGGCGGCGTGCGAGGAAAAGCGCGTGATGTATGGCGTGCTACCAGAACTCACATTCCTCGATGTTGGATTCGATCAGGAGCGTATGGCCGGCATTATAACGACCTACGGCTGGCAAGGTATCAAGGGCGACGGCAACCGAAAGAGCGGGTGGGAATGGGAGATAAAAGCAGGACCAAAACGCGGGCAAAAAGAAACCCGGCTTTACTCCCGGCCATGGCACGCAAAGGCGAAGAACGGAGCACGGGCGAAATGCTGGCACGTCTCGACCACGCAACTCCAATACATCCTGCAACGCCTTATCGACGGGCAAGGTGCGGAATGGCTGGCCTATGACGACGCCCCTCCAACCTACGCAAAGCACCTCAACGGCGAACGGTTGATGACGAAAAAAGACACCCGTGGGCGCGATGTGGAGGAGTGGACTCGGGTCGGGGCTAACCATTTAAGGGATGCGGAGGTGTATTCGCTCGCCGCCGCGCTGATGTATCGGGTGTTTGCTCCGGTTTCCGATTAATGCTCACTTTGACATTCGCGTCACGGTGGGGATTGCAAGCCCGTGAACATCGCCAGCCTTGGGAACACCATCTACTCCGCCATATCGAGCGATGCTGCTGCATGTGCTAAAATCCGGGGCGAGTTCTCGACGCTGGCTGTCCTGATTGCCACTGACCCCAACGCATCCGCCCGAATCACAAGCGCAACGGTCAACGGGCAAACATTCTCCTCGCAATCCGAGATGACTAACGGGAAGCGACTGCAACTCCTGCGCTGGGTTGTCGCATGCATTGATCGAGGAAGCCCGATCTCGACCACCCAGATCCCAACGTTCTAACCATGGCTATACTCAACGAATTCGGGCAACCCTACACCTTCGCGCATGCCGCCGACCGATCCAATCGGCGCGGCCCGCAGCACCAGGTGAGGAATGATGACATTGACAAGCTCATTCCGTCGCATGACCGCAGGACGCTTTGCAGTCTATCAAATCGCCTGTTCATGAATATGGGCGTGCCTAGGGCATGCATCCTCCAGAAAGCCGACTTCGCCACCGGTGAGGCGTGGATTCCTTCCTACATCGGACCCGATGCGGACGCGGGCAAAGCTATCTCCAAATTCATGGCGGATGTTTGGTATCCCCAATGCGACACACGCGGCGGCATCTTTGATTGGTGGAAAATGCTGGAGCTTTCTAGCGTCTCAATCGACCGTGACGGGGAGATTTTCTGGCTGATGGTCAAGGGTGATGACGGTTTCCCCCGGATCCAACTCATCCCATCACATCGCTGTTATTCGGCCCACTCCAGCGATGGAATCGTCGGCGAAGAGGGACCGTTTAAAGGCTACCGCATCAACGATGGAATCATCTACTACCGCAGCGGACGACCTGCCGCCTATCGGTTCAACGTCGGCGCAATGGGGCAACCAGTTTTTAAAGACGTTCCCGCCGCCGAAGTGATCCACCTTTTCGACCCGACGCACTGCGAGCAGGGGCGCGGACTACCAGCCTTCACGCATGCGCTTGAGTCTCTGAAAATGTCGCTCTTCTCCACCGAGGACGAGCGGATCCGCCAACAAATCATATCCCGGCTTCACCTGACGATTTTCAACGACAGCGGTGGCCCCGATCTAGACGACCCGATCAATGGCCTGACAGGCGATGTGTCGTTAGAATCCGGTTTCTCAAGCAAAGCATTCCCCGGTGGCGTTATGTATCTCCCCGCTGAAGGCAACCAGCGCATCGAGCAGATCAAGCACGACAACCCCGGCCCAATCTGGGATTCGTTCCAAGACCGCATCGTGCGTGATGCCGTCATTTCCGTCTGGTCCTACTCCGTCTGGAAAGGCGCAGGCCAAGGCACCGCAGAGCGTGGCGAGGTGCTCAAGTGCCGCCGTTTCGTCACCAAACGCCAAGGGCAACTCTGGTATGGTGCCAAGCGTGCGTTCGCGTGGGCCTACTCGGTTTTCGCGGAGTCTGGCAGGTTTGCGCCGATCCAAAACCCGACCGCATGGAGCTTTTCCTATCCGCCCCGACTAACCGTTGACGATGGCCGGGAATCCAAGATGGAACTCGATGAACTCGTGACCGGCTCGCGCAACCTGGGCGAAGTGCTCGGTGCTCGCGGGCTAACCGAGGACGAATTTCTAGACCAGCGCGCCCGCTCGGTGTGGCTGCGTAAATGGAAAGCTCAGAGCATTTCCGACGAACTCAACGCGAAACACGGCGCAGAAATCACCGTGGAACCTCGCGAGATGTTCATGCAGACCGCAAACGAGATGGGCGAACAATCCGAAAAGGAAGTGCCTGAACCCCCAACCACTCAAACGAATGAACCTGATTCAGACTGAAAACAAAGCGGGCAAGGTCAAGCTGACTGACGCGATCATGCCTTGGTCCGTTGAAAAACTAACCGAGGATATCAGCAAACTTTTCGGCGCAAAAGCCGCAGCAGAGGGCGCAGACTTTGGCGCGATCACGAATTGTGCGGAGAACGCCGTGGATACGCTGGAGATTGAAATCAACTCACCCGGCGGCAGCATCTTCGACGGATACAACATCTACCAAGAGATCATGTCACTGCGGGATCGTGGCGTCATAGTCACCGCCACCGTGACGGGTATGGCCGCTTCTATGGCCAGCGTGATTTGCATGGCCTGCGATGTGGTCCGCATGGTGCCACACGCCCGCATGATGATCCATGACGCGTCGAATGGCGTCCATGGAAACGCTGACGCCCACCGCAAAGCCGCCGACCTACTCGACGGGCTATCTGCTGACATCGCGCAGACCTACGTTAACCGCACGGGCAAGCCGCTGGATGAAATCCGCGCCATGATGAAGGTAGAAACTTGGATGACTGCCAAGCAAGCGGTCGACCTCGGCTTCGCAAACGAGGTATTTGACATTCGCGGGGCAAAGCCGAAAGCAGAGTCCATGAGCATTCTCTCAAAGCTATTTCCCGGCAACGATGAGGTTTCCAAGCTGGAAGCGTCTTTCGCTGAAAACGATTCCCTCCGCAACGACCTGACCGCCGCACAATCTCGCATTGCCGAGTTGACCGGACTGGCAGAAGCTAACACATCGCTGCAATCCGAGGTTTCGGAACTCACCACCGCCAAGGCTGATCTCGACGCCGCGCTTGTGACTGCATCCGCTGAACTCGCCGCAAAGGATCTGGAAATCGAAGCCGCCAAAACATCCGCCGGCCAACTCGCTACCCAGGCGCTGGCATCTATCGGGCAGCCCGAGCCGCTCAATATTGAAGCCGATGAAAAGCCCGGCACCAAAGAACTTTCCCGCGAAGCATTCAATGCACTATCTCCATCCGCTCGTCTCGCATTCGTGAAGACCGGCGGCAAACTCTCCTAAATCAAAATCACTCACATCACTAAATTATGGCTAATACTCTCTCAAATTTAATTCCCGATGTTTACGCTGCGTTGGACGTCATCAGTCGCGAACTGGTCGGATCACTCCCTGGCGTATCTCGGGACGCATCCGCTGACGGTGTGGCCTTTGGTCAAACTGTTCGATCCCACGCCACCCGCGCCAATAGCGCAGTCGGCGATGTAGCTGCTGCTATGGCATTCCCCGCCGCCGCCGATCAGACGATTGACAACAAAACTCTGACCATTTCCAAGTCTCGCTTCGCTCCATTCTCGTGGACTGGCGAAGAGCAACGCGGAGTCGATAACGGCGGGCCAGGTTATCTAACCATCAAGCAGGATCAAATCGCCCAAGCGTTCCGCGCTCTGGTCAATGAGATGGAATCCGACGTTTGCACCGCACTCTACAAAGGTGGATCCCGCGCAGCCGGTGCCAGTGGCACCACCCCATTCGCCACCACCCTCAGCGACTCGGCACAGCTCCGCAAAATCCTCGATGACAATGGCGCTCCGATGTCGGGTCGCTCGCTCGTGATCGACACCACCGCCGGCGCGAATCTCCGCACCCTCGCCCAACTCACCAAGGCAAATGAGGCCGGCACTTCGATGACTCTCCGCGATGGCGAGTTGCTCAACCTTCACGGTTTCTCCATTCGTGAGTCGGCGCAGATCCAGCGCCCAGCTGTCGGCACTGGCGCAAGTTTCGTTCTCAACGGCTCGCACGCTGTCGGAGCAACCTCGATCACCGTGAAAACCGGAACCGGCACCATCCTTGACGGCGACGTTTTGCTGATCAACGGCAAAAACTACGTTGTCGAAACCGGGCGATCCGGTGTTGGTGCTTTCACCATCGCCGCGCCTGGCCTTCGGGATGCTGGCGTTGATGGGAACGCTGTTGCGGTTGCCATCACTGGCTCGCGCAACGTGGCCTTCACGCCTAACGCGATCCTCCTCGCCGCTCGCGTGCCGATCATGCCAGCGGAAGGTGACCTCGCCATTGACAGCGAAATCATCACTGACCCCCGCACGGGTATCAGCTTTGACCTTCGCTGCTACCCCGGCGTCGGCATGGTGACCTATCGACTGCAAGCCGCTTGGGGTCTGAAAGTGTTCAAGCCTGAGCACATCGCCGTTCTCATGGGTTAATCTCTGGGTTGTATTGTTGGATTCATAGCCGCCGTCTTGGGAAACCGGGGCGGCGGTTTTGACTTTCGCGGTGGGGTGATGATACGAGGCGCATGAGTATTGTTTCGGACTTCGTAAAATCCATGGCAGCGCAGGCTATGCCGATGATCGGACAAGAGCCGGTCACGATTGGCGACCTGATTCTGTCATGCGTGATGGCGGAAATCTCCGACGACAAGGATTTTTCATCGGGCGGATTCGAGATCATCAAGCGACTTTCCGCTGTTTGCCTAACCGCTGATTTACCGATTTCCACGGTGGTCAAAAAATCCGCCACCGCTCGGGGCGAGTCGTTCCGCGTGGCGTCCATCACTCGCGGCGGGACGTTCTCGACGCTGATGTTGGAGCAGGTCACGAAGGCGTGAAAATTTTTGGCATTTTGCTTTTCAGGTGATCAATCCCGGCGCATGTTTTACCCATGCAGGCCGCACTCCTCACCAACGAAATTCCCGCCGACGTTTCCGGCTGGTGGGTTTCCGAGAAGTTCGATGGTGTGCGGGCGATCTGGACCGGGACCAAACTCCTGACCCGCAACGGCAAAGACCTCAAGGCCCCGGCATGGTTTACCGCTGGCCTACCGAAAAACCTCCGTCTTGATGGCGAGCTTTGGATGGGACGCGGAACCTTCGACACGCTGGTTTCCACGATCCAGAAAAAAGGCAGCGATTGGAGCGGTGTGAAATACATGGTTTTCGACCTGGCCGACGTTGGGGATTTTGAGTCCCGCAACCGCATCTTGCAGAGCGCATCCCTTACGGCCCACGTTGTACCAGTCCAGCACCTGCCGCTCGCCAACAGCGGCGAACTGGATGCACTGGAGCGCGATATCGTGGCGGCAGGCGGCGAAGGATGCGTTATCCGCCGCCCCGGCTCCAAGTATCGCCCCGGTCGCATGGGGGACACCATCAAGGTCAAGCGCCTTGTGGCTGATACCGACCGTTGGCAAGGTTGACTTTCAGGTAGTGGCTTTTAGTCAATCGCCATCAAGGCGAAGTTTGACATGCCCAAGCTTGAGCGGAGTCTCAAGCGTCTAGCAAAAGACCTCGGGGATAACAACGCGCAGGCGATTGCCCGGTGGGGCGTGCAAACGTGCCGGGAGTTAGCGAAATCCACGCAGGCCTTCGGGGATAAAAAGACACGCCAAGTCCAAGAAGGTGCGATCACATCCGACGCTTACAACGTGCTGCTGGTGGTTGATTCCCTGCGCTCGACCGGAAAAGGCTATCGGGTAGAAAATAAGGGGAAATTTTACACAGTATCGGGGCGGAAAGTCCTGAAATCCCCCGATGAAGTTCACGACTGGATTGAGCTCAATCGAACCAGGAGGCGGGGTAGGACCGCCAGGCTACCAGTCGAAGAGCGGCGCGTTGTGGTGCGATCCGTATTCAAGGCGGGTATGAAAAAAAGACTCGCGCTTGCGGGTCTAGCAAAAGGCGGCTGGATCGGCGCAGGCCAAGACATCGCCGCCGCGCAGAAAGGGACCGACCGCATCAACATCGGCAAGAACTTCCTCGGCTACGCGCAAAAGCACAACGCCTTCGGCAAATCGACCCACCCACAACCGGGTTGGAGTCCATCCGCGATACTCACCAACAAGGCAAGCCACGTCTCATCCAATCACGTCCTTAAAAGCTCCCACATCGAATCTGCGGTGCAGTGGGGACTGCGGAAAACCCTCTCATGGTATCGGGCAGCACTCCGACGCCAAAACCAGAAACAAAAATTATGACGGTCATCACATCACTCGCGGAATGGATCGCGCTCAAACAGGTTTACCTCCCATCCATCGCATCTCTGCCCATCGTCAAAATGGGCGACGATGGTGACCTAGTGCCGCCGTTCATAGGCATCATGGAAGAGTCATCCAGCGATCACGAAACCAATGGGGTAATCCTGCGCGGAGTCACAGACTATCAAATCACATGCGAACTCCACACCGTGCCGGCGGATGATGACAACGACGGAACATCCCCAGAGGACGAACGCCAGATGCGCCGTGACCTTTACGATATCATTGGAGACGCGGGAGCTATCACATGGATGGATTGGCGGAACAATTCCCGCATATTTGACATTCGGACCGTATCCCCGACGACAGAGGCAAGCGATGGGCGAAGGGTTTCCCGGTGGAACCTTCAGATTGTCGCATGTCCTTCCTAACCACTTTTCTACCATGGCCGCAACTGTTCACGGAGCTTCTCGATTTGGCATCACTGACGATTCAACCGCCACCGGGCTGCTGCTTGGTGACTTGTCCTATGACTACAGCGTGGAGATCACCTACGCGATGAATCACGTCGGCAACAAGGTTTCTATGGCGCTGCTCAACGATATGACGGAGGTGACCGCTTCCGGCGTCGTCGCAGTCAAAGGCACGGGCATGATCGTGAATCTTGGCGATGCTCTCACGCTGGTTAATGCCACGGCAGACGGGCTGACTCTCAACTCGCAAAACCTCATTTCCACGCCAGTCGCAAACGCTGGGACCGTGATTTCCGGTGCGAGCTTGAAGCGGGTCAATGCCGATTTCGAGAATGGCGAAGTGAAAGCCATCTTCAATCCGCTCATCGCCACCAACTCGCCTTCGACCGTGAGCTAACGGAACATCCACCATGACAGGAAAAAAGACATTCGGATGCGGCGACCTCAACCTCGCCGCCGCCATCCTGACAATGGGAGTTCCCCCCGAACGCCCAGACCTACGCGATTCAGTTAGCCTCATCGCACGCGATAACGGCAAGGACTACATCCGCTTCCATTTCAGCGAGGAATCCCCCTGCGGCTTCTACACCCCGGAGGCACTCTCGCACGCATGGTCCAACGTCGAATCGTTCAAGGCGGAACATCCAGGCCATGCATTCGGACTGCTGATGGACTTCATCGCGCATCGCCCGAATGGCTGCACATCGCAGGACGACTGGATCGCGCACGCGGCGGCGTTCCTGGGGCTTCCGATTGACGGAGTGCGCAAGACCTTCCGGGACATTGGCCGGGTTTGTATGGCATCGCCTGAGTCTCCGGTTTCCTACGTCTGCGCGTTCATACGCAACCGTATCGACTGGATTTGCGCGGCCAAAGATAAGCAGAAGCGAGGGGCATTCATCAACATGCAGGACCGGAGCAAATCCATATCGATGATCCCGGCAAAAGCCCCGAAGAGAATCCGGGATTTTCTTCTATCACATATCAGATAAGACCATGACAACTAAAAAAGCACAGCATCAATCAGTCATCGACACCCCGAAACAATCTGGAAATCACACGCTCCACCCTGCCACCTTCGGGCTGTTGGAATGGCTCCAAGGCAAGCGCAAGAACCCCTTACTTGTCGGCGGCAACGCGGAACTCAAGCACGCGGGCGAGCTTTGTTTCGCCTTCACGCTTCCATCCGCTGAAGTCTGCGCCATCCCCGACGCCAAGCTATCAGGACGGATTCAGGATTTCATGCACTCGCTCACGCCGGCAGAGTTCCACCGGATCCAAAAGCATGCCGAGGGCGAGCTTCTGAAGTTCCAGAAAACCGCCGTCGTCCCCAAAAAAAAAGCGACTCCACCCCGGCAGAAAGTCAAGAGATAGACCCATGCTCGACCGCTTCTATCATCTTCATTCTCGGGCAATGCGGCATCCCATGGCGGGAGGCGTTGCACGAGATGCCGGTGGGGTTAGCGCATCAGTTGATAGCCTGCCACTGGCTATCTCTCGGGCTGGAAATCGAGTCGCCCGAAGCGTCGGACATGACGAGCAATCTGGAAACATTCAACGAACTTTCTAACCGGAACCACTCATGGCAATTGGAACAACTTTAAAAATCTCTTTCAATAGTTCCGCCGTGCAACGTGGACTCGCTGGTCTAAAAGCTGGATTTACAAACATCGCCAAGATCGGCGTGACGGCGTTTAAGGCTATCGGCGTTGGCGCTATCGCTGGCGTTGCAGGTATCGCCGCGCTAGCCATCAAACTCAACAGTATCGGCGAGGCTGGAAGGGCTGGAGATAGGGTGTTGGCTAACGTCACTAAGCAGATGGGGATTTTCGGCAATGAAGCCGATAACGTCACCAAGCGACTGATTGACTATGCTGACATCGTTTCCCGGATGACCGGGCTTGACGGCGAGTCCATAGGTGTCACGCAAACCAAGCTGATGACCTTTAAGGAGCTAGCGAAGACCGCGGATGTCGCGGGGGGAGCTTTCGACCGCGCAACCATGGCGGCGCTAGATATGGCGGAGGAAGGATTCGGCACGGCGGAATCAAATGCGGTCCAGTTAGGCAAGGCACTGAACGATCCAATCAAAGGCATCAACTCTCTCAGTAAATCGGGAATCAGCTTTACCGCCCAAGAGAAGAATAAAATCAAAACATTGGTTGAAAGCAACAGGACACTAGAAGCTCAGGACCTTATTTTAAAAGCTATTGAAACTCAGGTCAAAGGGGCAGCAGCAGCGGCAGCAACATCAAGCGGGAAGATTTCCGCATCGTGGGCGCAAATCGTGGACGCGTTCGCGGAACCATTTTCAAGTGGATTTGATTCGCTTCCCGGTGCACTGGAAAGCGTGTTTTCCACCATTGTGACGCAGGCCGAGAGGTTCGGTAATCTCTTCGCGAATGCCATCAGCGATTCCATCGGAGGGAATCACGATAAATTTATAGCTGCTGGAAAACTCATTGGTGACACGATAGCGGCGGCGACGGAGGCGGCGTATCAATCAGGAATCATGAATATACATAAAGGAATCATGAAGTTCCTTGAGGATATCAACCCGATCCGAAGAATGTCCGAGGCTGTCGGTTACGAGGGGGAGCGGGGAAGCCAATGGCAGACCCCCGGCTTTGATGAACTGCTAGAAGCACACATGATCAATCGGGGCATCAAGCAGCAGGCGCAATCCGTCATGCAAGGCAATCAAGGGTTAGTCCCTGGATCCGGCGGGCGATTCCAATTCGCCCCACCCGGCAGCAACTCACCACTCTCAGACGCCAACGGAAACAAGGTTGTTGAGGTGCTCAGCAAGATTGAAAACAACACCGCGCAAGGCGCAAAAATGTAATGGGAAAGCTCTACGGACACACACCAAACTCCATCGTCCCGCAGGATGATTTCAACGCATCGCAAAACGAAAACGGAGGATGGCAGGCAACGCAATCCTTCCGAATTCGCAAGGGCGATCTTGACAACTACAGAGTCAAGGAGGCGTTTCCAAGCGGCGCAACTCTGCAATCACTCGATCCGAATTGTGACGAGCTATTCGCTTACATGCGCCTCGTCACGATCAAGGGTATCCAAAACATCCCCGGCGGCTGGCAGCAAATCAGCGTCGAGTTTGTCGGATTCACTAGCGGCTCAACCTCGGAATTTACACCACCGGAAACCGCGGCAAGACCGACGTTTTCCAAGCGTGGCGTTCTGGTGGATGCGCCATTGAATGAACATCCGAAATGGAAGAATCTGGAAGTCAAAGAGCGCAACTCACTTGGGAAACTTCTCACGGGGGTATGGTTATACGTCGAAGATCCGTTCCCCCCCGGCGGATACGTTCTGGCAAACGAAACGGGTGGCGAGTCCTACACCATTCGCCCCGAAGACCAACAGCTGACAAGCGAGGATGCGATTGAATTCGCGGCCAGGATCGCAGAGGGACGCACGACCTACCGCATGGCCACCTACGAATATCACCACCGCTGGCAAGGCAACAAGGGAGTGACCGCCGCGCAACTCAACAAGCTCGGCAAGATCGATACACCAACAGGCAACCCGCCGACTCCCGGTGCCGGGCGCAACTGGCTGCTTGTCGGCGTGGATGAGGAACAAAACGGCAGCGGCGACTTTCTTTTCGACAACTCGCTAACCTATCTACTCTCTGACGACGGCGGGCATGATGAATTCCTACAGACCTAACCATGATAATTCGACCACGAGGAACCGTTACCCTGCCGAGACGCTCGCACGCAGGACTCGCCTTGATTGGCTGGTGCAAGGAGGTTGATCGCGCCTTACAGCAACTGAGGGATCGGGTGTTCGAGGTTAACACAAGCGGCGGGCGCGGCGGTGCCGCATCCACCACTTGCCCATTCGGTGAGGTGATCACCTACACCGTCGGCGAAACCACCAAGACCGGAATCCGTGGCGGATTTATCCAAGCAGGCATCAAAAACTTCAACGTCCCCAACAAGGAAATTGAGAACCTTGAAGATGATGGCGTGACCCTGATCTATCTGGAAATTTCAGTGACCGCCAACCGCGACGATGCCAACGAAATCCTTTTGCCGGGACTCGAAACCAGCACCGAGACCACACCTTCGGGATTCTGGAAATCCGTCTCATGGGCTGCTGAACCAGTGACCCAATACCCCGCAAACACCCGCCCGCTACTCACCACCGGCGTCGGCAAGATCATCATCCCGATTGGCAAGCTCACGATCCTGGACGGCGCGGCGACGTTGGAATCCGTCCGCTGCGGCAACATCACGATCAACCATTGCGGCGGCACCCTGACCGCAGACTGATATGGACATCCGCACCTCCCAAGACGTTACCGCCATCGGCTGCTGCTCGTGCCTGCCGGATGCGTGCGAGGCACCGAGGAGGGAGTGTCAGTCTAAGCAGGTGACGCAGTTGGCGGTGGGCTGGTCGATTTCAACATGGCGATCAGCGGTCGGCATTGGTTGGGATGAAGATTTCGAGGACACGATTCCTTGCCCCGATTATGTTCGTACTTATCGTAATGTTTCGCAGGAGCAAACCCAGACATCCAGCGATCCTGAATCTGAACCGTTTTCTCAATCTTTGGAATCAGCGGTTAATGCGGGCGCGGTATACAACGTGTTCGGGTATCCTTCACCAACCACAGAAGTTGGATCGGTTTTTACGGTTTCACTAATAGATACATACGGCGGCGGAGTTTATTCCGGAAGCTATACAGTGGAGTACGAGGAATTCACGGACACGATCACCGCATCGATCACATTCACCGACCCGGTAGACGCCCCGTCCCTAATATCGGAAACAGCCGAAAAGCTAGATGATGAGGAGTGGGGCCCGGCCACGACATGCGGATCAAGCGCATCATTGGCCTACCTGAGTTGCCGGGGAGTCGCGACAGAGGAGCCTCATTCCGCGATCGTTACTCTCGCCCGCTACCGCATCGGCATCCCCGCCGGCGAGCGGTGGGATGCAACCAGCGCAGCGTGGCTTGCATGGGACGCTGCCGACCCAGAAACGAGAGGCGACGAACCACCGGTGACCACCTTCGATGTTGCACACGCCGCTTGGGTGATCGCGCACGCCGAATGGACTGCCGCCGATGAGGACGAACGCGGAGACGAACCGATCGAACCCACCCGCCGCACCACCTACGAATGGCAGGGCGACGAGGTGTTTTTTCCCACTGAATGGAGCGCATGGCGAGCACTCCAAGACGCCTTCGATGCCGCCACCGCCGCGCATGAAATCTGGGAGGACGCCGAAGACGACGAAGAGCGTGGCGACGAGCCGGAGATTCCCGACGATCCCGGCGCTGAACCATCAGGACCAACGCTGACAGCCTCGCGTTCGTGGGTCTATGATGGCAGCGACGAATGGTCGGAGTGGTTTGAAATCGCAATTCCTGATGGGCCAGGCGAGACCCGGGTCGTCAATCAACTCGTCATCTGTTACCGCTCCGCATCCCTCGGGCAAAAACCAACCGCACACGGGGAGGTGTATGAGTTCTGAGCCGACGCCATGGCCTCGCCCGCGCAAGCGTGACACCAAGCCACCGACCTACGCGATGGGAACGCCGGAGAAGCCGGTGGGCGTCGTTATCGCCCAGCCCACCAAGGGAGCCTCCACCGTCGCCAGGTGCAAGAGTTGCGGGCCAGCCAAGCAACCCCCGCTTTGACATTCGCGGGGCATTAGCGAAACCCTGCGCATGGCTACAATTTCAGACGCCCGCGCTATCTATGGGTTACAGGCGACGGGGGTGCATACATCATCCGGTGTCATCGGTTCCGCTCAGATCGGCACCGCGCAAACGCAAGTTAGATTCCCGACTGCCGACGTCGCCTATTCACTCCGCGCCATTTTTGTGGGGACTGGCGATGAGCTGGCCATCGACCTGGCCGATTGCGACACGACCGGAAGCACGGCGTTCGTGGCCGGCACCGCACAAGTTGAAACCGCAACTGCGGCGGGAACCATCACGGCGGCGGGCAATGCTTCCGTTGTCGTGACTGCGGCGGGAATGACGGGATCACCCAAGACTATCAGCGTTGCTGTTGCAAACACCGATACTGCCGCAACATGGGCAGGCAAGGTCCGCACCGCTCTTGCTGCTGATTCAGCGGTCTCCGCGCTATTTTCAGTGGGCGGAACAACCACCGCAATCGTCCTTACACGCAAACCAACCTCCAGCTATACCGTCCCGGGCGGAACGCTCAACCTTTACGCGGCCAACGATGCAACGCTAAACATCGCGCTTAACAACGGCACATGCACGGGTATTACGACCGCAAGCACAAGCGCGAACACCACGGCGGGAGTAGTTAGCGATGGAGTGAAGATTTATGATGGCGATGGGAAGGATTTCGAGGGTGATGTGATTCCTGTCGTTACCGCAATCGCAGGCCTGCTTTTACAGTGTTCGATAGGGGCTGTGACTTATTTGGACGAGGATGGGAATAGTTTTGGGTTGAATACAGGAAACAGGATTTTGTTTTTAGCGGAGACCCCGGGAGGTGATTTCCGAACAACAGCGACTTTAACAGCATCCGGCGTGTCGGATGTTTCGATCACCGTCATCGGAGCAACCGCATAATGTCCATCCCCATTCAAATCGACCTCGCCGCCACCACCGCCGGTGACAAATGGCAGGGCATCGCCGCCATCGGCCCGGTGCTGATCAACGACGCGCAACCCGAGTTCCCACTCTCCCGCGTCAAGATGCAGTTCCGGCGCGGTGGCAAGCTCGGTGTGACGTTCGACAGCGAGTCGGGCGACAGTCTCCCCATCGTCATATCCAACGCCACCACATGGCTTGCACATGTTCCAGAGGTGCAACCCTTGCCACTAGAAACCGGGACATGGCAGTGGGACATGGAGTTCTGGCAGGGGGATGACGCCGCGCCTCTGACATTTTATCGTGGAGTCCTAACCGTGCTTCCGCAAATCACAAAATGAGCATCCAGACCATCACGAACGAAATCACCGCGCCGATCACCGTTGCGCGGGACGCCTATCAGCTCGCCTTGGCCAATGGCTTCATCGGCACGCTAACCCAATGGCTCAACCAGCAAAACACCGCGCTAGGTTTCGCTGAAGCCGCCGAAGCATCCGCGACAGCCGCCGCTATATCTGCCAACGAAGCCGCTGATGCCTCCCGGCTAGAGATTGGCACCGTCTCGACCTCCGCCCCCGGAGCAGGCGGCAGCGTCACGATTACCGGCGATCCGGGCGAGCAGGTGCTGGATTTCGTTGTCCCGCGTGGACCTCAAGGCGAGGTGGGATTGACCGGCGCAACCGGGGCGCAGGGACCGCAAGGCGACCAAGGCGACCGTGCCGGGCTAAAATACAGTTTCGACACGAACACAAGCCCCGGTTCACCCAATCATGGGCATCTCAAATTTAACAGCTCGACCTTGAGCGCCGTGACGCGCATCTCGATTCGAGACACGGATTTCAACGGCACGGACATCAGCGCATTACTGGCATTGATCGACGACTCAACCTCGGCGATCAAGGCGCGAGTCGTCATCCGCAGCAACTCAAACGCGGACACCAGCCATTTCAATTTCCTTGTGACCAGCGTCACCGACGAGGGCAACCACTATCACATCAACGGCACGTATGTTTCCGGCTCTGCGTTCTCCAACAACGAGGTCGTCACGTTCGACTTTTACGCGACCGGCGACCAGGGCATCCAAGGCATCCAAGGCATCGGCCCGGTAACCATCGCCGACGCCGCCCCGGTCTCGCCGACCGACGGGATGTTATGGATGGGGACGACCACGGAAATCCTCTACCTTTACAGCTCGGCGCAAAGCCGTTGGATCATCCCCTACGCGCTCGACGTGGACCGCGAGCTGGATTCAGACGATGAGTTTTTGAGCCTCAACCTCCAGTTCTCCCGCGACAAAACGCTGATCGCCCGCAGAGGCCCGACTCCGGTATTCACGCGTGCTTCGACTGCGACGTTCGTGGGGAGTAATGGCTTGATTCAATCTGCCGCAGTCAACGAACCCCGCTTCGACCACGACCCGCTAACGCTTGCGTGCAAAGGCTTGCTGATTGAGGAGCAGCGGGCGAATTTGCTTTTGCGGAGTGAGGATTTTGGAACTTCTTGGTCAAACGATGCTGGGAGGGTAGCAGTAGCTACAAATGTAATCGCAAGCCCATCAGGCGCAATAACTGCCGATAAGATCACAGAAAACAGTGTATTGCTTGAGAGGAGAATCTTGATCGGAACGGTAACAGCCGTTGCTTCCACCGTATACACCTACTCTTGCTTCCTCAAAGCTGGAGAAAGGGACTTCGCGCAATTAGCCTTTGGGACAACTTTCGGAAACCAATTTCAAAACTTTATCATTGGTGGGGTAAACGCTGGAACACTAGGTTCTGGATCTGGAGTCACTTCGCCACAAATTATTGCGCTTCCAGATGGTTGGTATCGCTGCACCGCTACCGTTACATCAGCAGGGTCGGGGGTAACACAGGTTACTATCGGTCCAGCAGATTCTAGCACATTGGGAAAATGGGGGACTTACTTAGGAACTGTCGGATCTGGCATCTACGCATGGGGCGCACAACTCGAAGCAGGCGCATTCCCCACCAGCTACATCCCGACGACCACGGCAGCCCTGACCCGCAGCGAGGATGTGTGCAGCATCACGGGGAGTAATTTTAGTGGGTTTTATAACCAGAGTGAGGGGACGATGTTTGCAAACGCATTCACTCCCGCGAGTGGAGATCGAACTGTTCTTGCAACAGATGACGATACCGCGAATGAAATGATACGCCTCAGAACAGAGGGGACTAATCCCTTTTTCAAAGTAGCGGACGGTAATAGTGAACTTGTGGCTATTGACGCGGGAACAGTTGTTGGAAATACCGCGTTCAAACTGATCGGCGCATACAAAGTCAACGATTTTGCATCTAGCATCAATGGTGGCAGCGTAGTCGCTGATAACACTGGCACGATCCCAACGGTTGATCGCATGCGGATTGGTGCGGGGCAAGGCGGCAATACCATGTGCGGCCACATCACCTCCCTCCGCTACTACCGCAAGCGCCTCACCAACTTCAAACTCCAATCCCTCACGTCATGACCGATTATCTGCTAGTATTCCCCAGCAAAGCCCATGCCGAACAATTCGGCATCGCCAACGGCTTCGCTTCGCCCGACGAGTCAGGCGTGGTGCAATCCAACCTCGCCAGTCACACGCACGCGCTGTGCGTCATCGGCGAACATTTTACAGGTGGCGACGAGGACCCCGCCCTCACCGGAGACGGGCAATACTGGGTGCTGTTCCGTGACCTCGTAGGCATCCCGATTCCTGAAGGCGGCGAGGTGTTCATCCATTGGTCATCCACATCCGGCGACCCACGCCCCGAGGACTGCCCGCAGCAATTCTGGGCATAACTTTTCCGACTCATGACACTCACCGCACAACTCACCGCCGCCGCCGCAGTCCCTCTCTCAGCCATCGCAGGAGGCAGGATCGGCGGGATCATCGCAACCGCGACAAATCCTGATTGGATCGGGCCATTGTTAGGTCCGCTGGGTGCGCTCGCCGGAACCCTGCTGGCGATCCGCTGGCTGCTGGCGCGGCTGGATAAGAGCGAGGCGAAACACGAGGCGCGGGATGCAGAGCGCGAGCGGAACATGCAGACCCTCATCTCCCTGACTACGCAAAATCAGGAGGTGATCAATCAAAATTCCATCGTGCTGCGAGAAGTGAAAACGAACCTAAAACCATGAACCGACTCAAACAAGAATCAACCTGGCGCGGAATCATCCTCGTCATGACCGCGTTTGGCGTGCAGATCGCGCCCGAACTCATCGAAGCTATCATCGCTGTCGGGCTCGCCCTCGTCGGTGCCATCAACATCATCAAAAAGGACTAATGAAAATCATCGCCATCGCCCTCGTCGCCGTCTGCCTTACCTCGTGCGTCTCAACTACCACCACCACCACGTCGCCGGATGGCACCGTGACCGTGATCGAGCAACGCGGAATTGACCAGGCGTCCGTCGTCGCCGCCACCGAAATCAGCCGCGGCATCGTCCCTACGAAATGACCATCATCCTCGACCCCGGCCATGGACTCGGCAACCGCCGCGCAGGCGTTTACGACCCAGGTGCATGCTCTGAGGAGCATTGTGAGGCCACGATCGCGATGGCATGGGCAAACCAGTTGCGCGGCATCCTGCTCGCCGCTGGTCATCGTGTCGTAAGGACCCGGGTCGATCACAAGGACCCCGCACCTGTCGGGCAACGCGCAGCTATCGCCCGGCAATACCGCGGGGATATCATGGTTTCGATCCACTGCAACGCCGCCAACGG